CACCGCCGTCGAAGGCAGCATCAAGCGTACTTCCAGCAGCCGCTACGAGCTGCGAAAGCGTTTTCGCTGCCGCAACCGTGCTATCGTAGAACGTGAGATTCCCCGCACCGTCGAACTTTATATATGCATCGGTAATGCCGGAATTACCAAACGCAATCGTTCTACTATCATCCACCTGCAAGTTGCCTTGCAGATGGACGTTCAAGAACCTCGTTACGCCTACGTCGGACGGATCAAGGGCAGTCCACGCAGAAGTAGGAAAATATGTGTCCATTGATTACCCCCTATCAGCCTGTTCCGCCGTATGCACCGCGCCAGTCAGTAAACCCGAGACAGAATCTTGTTCTCACACCGAACATGGCGTTACCAGTATCGGGATCGTCCCAATTGCGGAACTTCGGTTTCACACGCCAGAACCACTTGAGATCGTGTTCACTCTTCTCAGGGAACACGGACCACTGGTCGGAATCTGCCTGATAATGCGTTACGGCGTACCGCAACTGCATAATATCCTGCGTGGAGTTTGGTTCGTTATTCGCCGAATACGGTACTTGTGTTGCTTTGATGATATCATTGGCGATCCATGCATTCGCAGGAGTGACCACGAGAAGTTTCGGGACTTTAAAGATTGGAAGTCCTCTTTCATCCACAAGCGATGAACAACTCTCATGAGCTGTCCGTAACGATCCCGGAGAAAGATCGACCGCACCTCCATTGTTGTCGAATGTTCCACCAATCAAGAGCACGTGACCATTCGACATGAGAGGTTGTCCGTCTGCTCCCGTGTATCTCGCTCCGGTGAACATATCGTCAAGGAAAAGTCCGGCTTCGAGTTCGATCGTCTGCTGCACTGACCGCGAAAGCATTTTCGCCATCCGTTTCATCACACCATACTGATCGTCCTCCCACATCTCTTCCGTCACTTCGAACTTAAGTCCATAGGTGAGATGCGTGTATCGCTTCGTGTTCCCCTGCTTCCCGTTGTCCACGGTAAGCGATACTCCCTCTATCTTCCGTTCCAGCCGGCCGAGACCCATGAAAGTGGCTTCCTCTTCATAGTTCTTTGTGCTCGTCACTTCATTGAAGTATCGTGAATATTCTGCTGGAAATTGTTTGTAGTCTTCGAGAAATACCGTACGAAGACCAGGAGCTAAAAGTTTACTAAATTGACCTGTATTTGCGGGCATAGTTCCTCCTTATGTATTCGTGGGAATATACGGCGACACGTTCCAGATGAAGAAAGCACGACCGTAATATGTCGCGTCCGTTTCATCATCCCCTGGTACTTTCGATTCGATCTTAACGACATTTGTCGCGTTGTCGTCTCCGATATCGATATACCAATATCCAGCGTTGTACCGTATTCCGGGCATCTGCCCTTCATGTACCGTATTCGACGCCGCATCACATCTACCGATGAAAATATTGTCCTCAACCGCTTTGTAAAAGTTGAGTTCCGTCTTCTCATCTGCTGTCGTCGTCGTTACGTTTCCCGCCGCCACACCCGCAATCTCGACCGAAGCCGCTGTCGCAAGTGACAGCTCCCCATTCGATATCGTCAACGGATCACCGTCTACGATCGTTTGTGACGCTGCTACGGGAAGGTAGTCCATAGAAGCGGGACCTCCGCTCCTGGTTTTGGCAAACTGGAACCGAGGGTGCCAGCTTGTCGATGCAACTAAGTTGCTCATCTCGTTCCCTCCTGAACTATGCTTTCTGCGAGAGGTTCGTCATCGTAGTGTACGGAATACTCACCGGTCATACGCACGTCACCTTTACCCTTGGTATCTTTACGAATGTCATCCATTTCGTCCTCCAAGGTAGAGATACGTGCATTACGCTTATGCGCAATGAGGCTTTCACGTTTTGCTACGATTTCCTCTTCGTACCTGCGTTTCGGCATGGAGACCAGTATTTGATCTCCGAAAAGCACTTCTTTTCCCGCCGCGTCCTTTACAGGTTCCCACCCGTACATCTTACGCAACGGTAAGGCTTCCGGGTGATTAAATGCAAACCGGAACTGTCGATCCGGTGTATTTTCGATAAATGGTCCGGCAAACTCCTGATATATATTCTTCCGACTCATCGGCCCCAGTATCGTCAATCCTGGAGTCGGCTTTGGTTTCTTCTCCGCCTCCGCATGTTGTTTCGCCAACGTCTTTGCAATTCTATCGATATACCCATCGAACTTCTTATCGAGAAATGTTTCCACGGTCTTCTCGATAACCTGCTCCATCGATTCCATAGGAGCAGCCTCCTGTTTGTTTCCAAGATTGGCATTATCCATCAACTTTGCCATTATTCTTCTCCTTCTTCCGCTGCAAACGCGGCCATATATGCTTCGTCGCTCATCCCGAATCCTCGCGCGATCTTTCTCTGTACCTCGCTTATTTTCGGTGTCTGCATTTTCGCTACTCCACCATATCGCGGTTGTGGTGTGTTCACTGCCACTCCGGTCACCGGCTGAAATAGACTCCTCCGCTGCACAGGAGGCGGCTCTTTATTCGTGAATGCAGCCTCGATCTCCTCATCCGCCATTCCTACTTTATCTCGTAGTGTCGTCTTCACAAGTGATTCTGCCTGCTTCTCGAACCGCGTCTTCTCGATTTCTTTCCTGTGCTTTCCGATAACTACCTGAAACGCCATCTCGAACGCTCTTGGATCGATCTGTGTCCGCAACGGCAAACTGTTCACATTCGCGTTGATCTCGTCTTTGTACGTATCGTAGAGTTCCTTATCATCCGTATCGAGATTCAATACAAACAACTTCTCATTCGCCGGTCGCTGTATCGCAGCGAGATATTCCGTCGCCTGATCCACACCTCTTTGCACTCGCGTATCCACGAATGCGTCGGGATTCGTATAAATCGATTGATCATCGACTGCTGTCCCTGCTCCTCCAGTAAATGGAGGTTGGTACGTCTGCGGCTGTTGCGTCGGTACTGCTGTTGTATCTGGCACCTTCTGCGGCTGTAACTGCGGTATCTTATCAATCATATCCTTACGTACCGCCGCTACTTCCTCCTCATGCGCGTTTCGGAGAAGATCGTATATTTCGTCAGGACTTTTCCCTTTAAGCTCTTCAGGAATTGGCATTTGCTACCTCCTCCTTCTGCTTCTCCGCCGCGATCTCCTGCTGTATTTCCGCTATTAGAATCTGCGGCAGATTCGACGTCTGTTCCAACGTACGAACTACTCCTTGGCATGTATACATCTCAGAGGGCTCCTTGAGGTTCCATACCAATTTGTACGCTTCCCCCTGAAGTCTCCCCTCCAGTGCTTCCAGGAGGAGACTCCAGAACGGAGAATCCTTCCCCTCCTTGAGTATTCTCAATCGCTCCTGTTTGTCCATTTAACTGTGCTCCAATTTCCTGTACTCCTAACATTTTTTCGACATCGGGGGTAAACGTACTTGCATCGACTATATCGAACGCCTTCAACGTCCTCTCCCACAATTTCGACGCTGCAATCGCACCTTGCGTCGCCAACTGCCTTAATTGCGGAGGAATCTGCGGATTCGGCGATACCGCTACATTGAACGCCTGCATCATTCCTCCATAGAACTGCTGCGTTATCTGCATCAGCGTGAGGAATGTCTGCCTCTCTATATCCTTATTATAAACTTCCGAAATTGCCGGTACATCGAGCAAAACACCCGCCCTCGACAATCCCTCCGGCAACGTAAGATATTTCCGTATCGCTGCCGCATTCTTCTTTTCGAACATCTCGTAATAGATTCGCGCATCGAGGCCATTCTGTTGATAGAGTGCAATTGTCTGATGCCCCACTGCTGAAATTACTTCACGAATCTCGTTTATTACGGACCCGAACTTTACGTTGCTTTCCTTAAGAAGTGCCACTGTCGAGGTCGCTGTCGCTCTGGACCCGATCGCTGCCGACTCTCTCCCAAGGCTATAATCATTTACACCTGTTCTGCGCTCTCCGATTGCGTTCGTGTTCATCTCTTCCGGTAACAGTGTCGGATGTGTCTGCCCTATCCTCATTGCCTCAAGATCCCCTTGCGCTCCCACGTCGAAGATCATTCCCGGATACCAGCTCATCGGTCCGACTTTTCCGCCTCTCACACGGGAGAATGTCACGGTGTTTGCAAGTGTCGCATTGTCGAGCCTTCGGTTATGTATCGATGACACCTCAGTCTGTATCGGATCAAGCATCTGACACATTCCCATTCCATAGAATGAGTTGTCCCGAATCATGTACCGTGCAACCGTATATGGTCGTTCTTGGTGATAATAGGGATTGAACTCTACTTTGAGCGGTGTCCTTGTTTCGGCATGAAGTACGACACGAAGTTCTTCAAGTATTCCGTCCTCATCGATGTCACGAGAACAGTGAAACTCCCATACCTCGTAATCTTTGAACTCGCTTATGGAAACTCCTACGCTGTCGTCGATTTCTTCTTCGAGATCGGACGCCTGTGACCGCTGGCTGCTTTGTATCTTATCAACGTTTTGATATCCCTCGGATATTTCCAGAGCCTTGAGCTGCTTAAACGTGTAAAGTTGACGTTCTCCTACCCACTCGCAGTTCTGAATATCCCCGGAGTAGAGTGCGTCGTTCGATAGAAAGAAATCGGCAAGGGGCACCGACGTGAGCATCGGTCCATTGTGTACATCCACTGTTCCTGAATCGATTCCGCCTGCCTTGTTCTTTATCTTTACTTTCTTCTGCCTTCGTACCCACTTTTCTTTGAGTATTCCCGTCCCAAACTTAATTGTGGACAGCAACCATCTTGCTATAACCGGGCGAATATGCAGTACTTCTCGTCCAACCCAGTTTAACCACCTCCCTATGTCGGGTGCCACCGATGTCCACTCTGGTGCTTTGACGACTGCCGACCAAAGATCGCGTGCTCCGAATACGGTATTCATAATCCGTGCATGTACTGCATCCACGGAACCACCAATCGTTGGCACTTCGAGATTCGACGCCCCATCCCACGGAAATGTCTTCACCTTCTGCGCTGGTTTCGCTTCATAAAGTCGTTCCCACCGCACAAGGTTCTGCGTAAGCTCATCACGCTCCATCTTCGCGTTTTCGAGTTCTGCAACGAGCCAATCGCAGACTTCTTGCGCTACATTTTCGGGAATATCAAATTGAGCTGGGATTGCTGAGGTAGTATCCGTGGGAACACTTACTTTATTTTTTCCCACGTTTCTTCGCCTTTTTCTTACTTACTCTCTCGGGCAGTTTCGCGCCCTTCGGAGTATGCTTTTCAAACTCTTCCGCTAAAGCAGGATTCGTCGCCCACAGCTTTCTACGTTGCGCCTTCGATCGCATCGGCATGGTGCATTCCTCCTACAGAAAGTATACTGTATCATTCTGCACCAGTCAATGTCTTTTCTGCATCTTTATGACACAATTTCAATAGCCAGCTTGCGATACTTGCATCATTATGCGATTTCTATTCCGCTCATGCTGCTTCTTTATCGCCCTATCCGTGACATCATCATCCAACGGTTGAAATGCGTAGAAGCACCATGCACTTGCGTCGAGAAGATCAATCTGATCCATCTGTCCGAAATGGGTAAACTCGTACTCAAACCTCGTATGCGATCTTCGAATGAAGATCATACCGTTTTCCGCTGCCGCGCCCATGTATGTACGTATTCGTACTTTCTTTGCCTTCTGAATCCCTCGTGGTAGTTCTCCAAACGGTAAAACCACTCCATGCGATTTACACACCATTTCGAATATCGTTATAAACGCCCTTTGCGCCCCAAAAGATTCTACGAATCCCCTACGGATAAAACCACGCCACCGCATATACAACGTCAACGTCTCTTCGGCAAGCTGCAACTCTGGATTCTTCCCGAGAGTACGCCCTACCCAATAATCGAGTAGAAAATGACGCCCTGATCGATGCTTCAACCACACTGCTGCGGCATTATTCGACTTCTTCGCCTTACCTCTTCGTGTATCATTTACAAGAACACTCTCTGCATCCCCTGACGATGCTGGATCAACTGCTAATACCACATCTCCATCCGATACTTTGTAGTATTCTCCATCTACAAAGCACGCTGGTTCACCTTCATATGCCAATAATTGATATTCCCGAAGCCAATCTTTGCTAAACTCAAGCGCCCGAGGATTCGTTACATCGTTCATGTACTGTGTAAGGTACTTCGTGTAGTCAGTTCGCCTCAACATGTCAAGAAAATCACGTGTTATCAACGTCGGGAACAGCAATTCTCCCGTAACTGGGTCTTCCGCAGGCATAGAAATGACTTCGTATGTTCCATCACCCTCAAGAAGACTATAAAGATCAGACGTTCCCCACCGCGTTCCCGATAAACGAATAACACCAGTCGCCACTCTCTCGAAATACGAATAGATTCCGCTGTATTTCGCTATTTTCGCGGCCATTGACGCAGGTTGATTAAGGTCCTCTTCTCCAATCGGATCGTCTACCCGTAAAATCGTAAAGTGCTGCCCCTCTAACCGACCCAACATACCTATCGATGCCACACTCGGTGCCTTTGTAAACCGTGTTCTATGCGGGAAATTAAACGACGAACTGTTCCACGGTTTGATTTTATCTCCACCTTTGACCATTTCAGGGCAAATCCAGTTCATCATTGGGTTATTTCCCTCAAGATGTGCCTGTTGCATCTCCAAAATGGCGCTATCTCCGAGTACATCCGTCTGACTTATAATAAGATTGGTATCGTTCGGGTAGGCCAATCCATGAAAAAGTGTGTCAGCTATCGTTCGTATTGTCGTCTTGAACACGCCTCGCGGCAGAAACATCGCTTGCCACTTGTGCGTATAGTCCTGTGTCGCATTGCACAGCCGCAGATGCGGCACTCTTACTAAATCCTTATAACCTAAGACGGCTTTTGCAAAGAAGTAGAGACTTCGTTCTGCAAGGTCTCTGACGATTCTCTTGAGTTCTTTGTCTCCTGCAACATCAGAGGTAGAAAGTCTTCCGTCTTCTGACAGACCAAACACTTCATTCCTTGCATCGTCACAAACTTCGTGTGCTTGCACATTCATCTTCCCTCTCTTTTTTCCGGCACGACGAATAGAATCTCCGGGTCCTGCCAATTCCGCCCGAAACTCTTACCATCGCTTATATACATAACACCATTCCACCATCCCGCCTGACATACGAGCGGCCCCCTCGCTTCATTATATTCCTGTGAATCCGGGCAAATCACTGCCGCATGATCATACTTCTTCGACCACACAACCACAAGATTTCCAAGATTCGCTATCGCCTGTGCTTCACTTGCCGTAACCTGCTTTACATTATCCTGTATCAATTGATCATATACCAAGTTCATTGGCGATCGAGTAGCGTACCGTCCACTATGTTCTCTATAAAATGACTGCATGTTGTATCCCAACTCTACACCGACCGCAGTCGCGTACATATTGCAATACGTCTTCTCTTTTCCATTCGGCCACTTTCCATAGCCGCGCTGGTACTGCGGCTTCGCTGCCCATTCCTCAAGCAATCTCCGTAACCTACTTTTCGACGACATATCGATAAACTGCTCATCCATTAGCCACCTCCTTCATCGTCTGCAAAAGCAACTGCACATGTGAATTAGTTATTACTATTGTCGGTTGGACTTCCTGCTGTTTCCCATACGACGATTGCGCAATGATGTCTTCCGCTGCCTTCATGCGCATTTTCACATCGTCCGAGAAATGTAGAATATGTCCCAACTCTTCAATCGCTCCAGGAACGAGTTCATCGTAGGGATTTTTTGACCCTTGCAACGTCTGTATATCGCCCATACTGTGTCAAATATACACACGTTCTCCATGCAATGTCAACTTGACTTTTGCGGTAGGATTAGTTATAGTTTCCTTGGGTTAAGAGAAGAGAGGCCAGTGTCGGTTCGACCTGGCCTTTTTTCGTGTGGGTTCGTCGGGGTGCGAGGGTTTTTCGGGGGAGGAAGGGGGAAGGGAGGGAGATTAGCTACTCCTACGTGTAAGGATACCTGCCTGTTCCATCCTGTTCATCTTCCGGCCACATGAAGCAATCCGCCTTTCCTACGAACACGAGCCATGCCCTTCGTATTCTCTCCTTCCACGTCAGCATATGCTTTTTGTAGTTCTCCGGTCTCACCGATTGCCACGCTCTGTTTATGAATGCTTGTGGACAATTATCCGCAGGATTATTCAACTCTTTCAATTTCCACATCAATCTCGCGTCTTTCTTTCCTTTGCATCCTCTTACCGACAAAGGGAAAAAGGATCCCATATCTTTTATTGTTTCTCCGCATCTTCGACATCTTACGCGCACAGGGTATTTTTGTACTGGAACTGTCATCCAATCATGCTTCCTAAATCGCTTCAACAATTTCGTTATCATCGTTGCTTCTCTTCTCCTTTCCGAAATGCATCGCGAACAAAATGCTACACACTGCGTGTGCGAGCGGATCGAGTTCCGAATCCTTATCCTTCGTCTCTCCCTTCATCGCCGCCACGAGATGTCTGAACGCCGCATTCAAGTAGCGTCTTCTCGCATCCTTCACCCCTTGCCAATTATCCTTTCCGTACTTCGCTTCCCCATGCATCAACACTCTCACGACCTCTTCCATCTCCTTCATCGGTACGAGGTCCCATTCGAGCTTTCCTTCATCATCTTTTTGTCCTATCACGTTTCCTCCTTCGCTTCGCCTATGTGTTTTCCCCATTTCCCATTCCACGGATTCTCCGAATCCTATCAATTCGCGTGTCATATCTCCAGTTTTCTCCATCTATTGTCCGGCTGCGGCGGCTTCGTGACTATTGGTGCGCTGAGCACTTCCATGATTACTTCCGTCGTCTTATCCCCCGTCACCACATACATTCGTGCTCCATCCGGTCGCTGCAACACATACGTCCTCGCCTTATACGTTGGTTCCTCTCTACTGTATACTTTCAACGGAAGCGTCTCAGGCCGCACTTCGAGTTTTTTCGCCGTTATGATCCATACGGTCATTTCTGTTTCCTTTCTTCTATCTGCTTCTGCTCCTCCACGATCTCATACTGTCCCGGCTTGAGCACGATATCGTCTTCTGGTGTAATTTCTTTTCCTAAACGCCACAATGCCGTATCATACACTTCACGATTCCGTTGCTGTTGTAATCGTTGTAATCGTTGTTGCCATTCCGCTACTTGTTTCTGTGTCATCGCCTCACCGCTTTCGCGATTCGCTTCGCCATCCCCTCTTCATCTCCCTCCATATCCTTCATCACCTCCGTGGCCCTATCTATCTCCTCTTGCGGGAATCCCGCGCTCCGTGCATGTGCCTTGATCATGTCCTCCGGCATCTTCGTTCGTTTTCGTTCATAGTACTCTCGCTCCGTCTTCTCCCACCACTCCGGCAGTCCCTTCGTCCTTCGTTTCGTCTCGCGCTCTACGCTCTCCTGGAGTCCCATGAGCCCGAGTGGTGCCATGAGCGCGATAAATATCGACAGCACCAGATGGAAGCCGAACCTCAGCCACTTCTCCGGCACGAGGAAGAGCTTTTGGTAAAATGAGTAAGTATTCGTCTCCTCCTTCGCTTCGCTTACGGCTTCCTCCGTCTTCACATGTGTCTGTGCGCTTTCCCTGAGCGTTCTCTGTCGCTCCGTGAGCGTGGCTCTCTCCGTCCGAAGCGGTTCCTGCCGTCTCATCACTTCCTGCGACCCGATCCACGCCTTTCGTCGTTCCTCCTTTATCTGTGCCTCCTCTTCGTCTATCTGCTGCAACCGCGTCGCGATCTCTGCAAGCTCATCCTGCGTATTGGCTTCGCGCGTGTTCTCTATCACCTTCACTGCTTTGAGCGCGGAGAACGAGAACTCCTGCCCCGCGTTCGTATTGACTATGGAATACGCAATGACGCACCACATGAGGATTTTGCCGAAACGTTGTCCCCGCAGAAGGACGGATGCGCCGAGAAGGACATTCAACGCCAGAGCGATGACGAAGGCGAGCCAAGGGGCGATGCCGTCGCTCGTATATCGCGAGACGTAGTAGTTCCATTCGAGGAATGTTCCGAGGGCGACGAGGGCAGACGAGTAGGCTATGCGAAGTGCCATCATTCTGATTACTCCTTACTTATACCGCGTCGGGTCGCCACTACCAGGGCATTTATGATTTTTTTCACACCGAGGATTACTACAGTGCGATCCGTTACTGTCCCAATATGTTACGTGGTCTCGACTGCCTTCTTGTGTTATGTGTTCTACGATCTCTCTGCCACAGCAACATAATTTAACGACTTCTTGTTCACTCATACTGCTTCTACCATTTCGCGATTTTATCACGGATGCTTGCCGCGTAAGCTATGCGAAGTGCCATCATAACAACCCTGCCTCCTTCAACCCTGCCAAGTCTTCGTCGCTTACATCACGGAAGTATCGCGTTAATGTGCATATCTCTTTACTCTGTTTATATTCAAGCAATTGCATATATGCCTCACGTGCTGTTGGACATGGTGGATTGCATGGCTCTGCCCACGCGTACCGCACTGACTTGTCGTGATGTATTATGAAGAAGTACCAGAATAAACCTCTGCGTACTTGCGGCTGATATCCATCGTCGAAAATGATTCTGTATTTATTTATCATTTTTTCCTTTCATTTCCTTTCTTTTTCTCGCAGAGAAAAAAGGGAGCCGCCGGGCTGAAAGGAAGAAAGACCCAGCGGGCATCCCTACTATTGCTGTTTCAGTTTATACCACGAACAGTTGTTATGCTCATTTCGCTTTTCTGGCTCATATCTGTGCCCTGTTCCACGTTCATACCAGTAATCACGTTCATACGTATTTGCCGGATTATGACAGATAGCTGTTTCGAACGCTCCACTTCCGTACGTGGTGCACCACAGACAGTCTTTACAATACACACGTGGGCGTCTACGGAATAGTTCACGAATATTGCTGATGATTGTGGTTATAATGTCCATTCGCTTCGCCTATGGAGTCTGCATGAACTGCTCTGTATGTTCTTCTGCTACTCTTCGTGCTGCATCATGTAACTGCTGATTTCCATCCACGTGGAAATGCTCTTGCACTCTTTTTCCCGGAATATCGAGCACTGTTCCGGGAATCGCTTCGTTCGATTCGAAACGAGGAAATGGCATTGCTTCGAGGGCGAGCAGATTGTTCTCGCGGAGGACGGTGAGGAGGCCCGTGGCGATTGTCCCTACCTGCGACTCCGTAAGGCCGCAGTCGCACATTCTGTCGATGATGTGGATGATTTCGTGGAGAAGGATATTCTCCTTCATCGTGTCCGTGCAGTCCTTGATGAGCTCCATTCGTTGCTCTACGAAGCTCGCACGCCCTACACTGTTCTCAGGATCGATACGCTCTACTTGAGTGATCGGGAATGGAACACCGAAGATGTTGACGGTGCCTTTTATGATGAGATGGAAAAGTGCATTCATTGATTCGTTCTCCTTTCGGTTTTTCTGTGGTCTATTGCTGCATGGTGCCTTCTACACCACGTCTTTGCCTGTCTGCCGTCCTGTGATTGAGCCAGTGAAGCGCCTCTTCCAAGTGTTGAAGTGCAATTCGGTTTTCGCGACAGTGGAATGGTCCGTTTTGAAAGCTCCATAGACGGTCAATCACGATCGCAATAAGGTCTTCGTTAGTACATCCGTTTACTCCTTGCTCTTTTACGGGTCCATTTTGAAAAGATACGTGTGTAAGAGTGGTTACGAAGTTCTCCTGTGTTTTTAACGGGGATTCTGTTGCTTTGCTCATGTACTCGTCCCGGCTTACGATTATGTACTTGTGGCAGGCATTTCCTGCACCGGGTTCGTCCGTAACAAAAATCTTAGTAAGTCCATTAGTTTCCAATGCTCTCATAATGCACTATCTCCTTCTGTGTCAAAATGACACACTTCTGCTTCATTCGCTCTGCCTATGGGTCAAGACGACACACTCCTCTACGCGTGCTGCCAGGAAGTCCGCTACTTCAGTGAGGAGCTTTTTTGCTTTCGCTTCTGAGGGAGCGGTGACGCAGATGCCAGGGAGGCGTTCGTCGATGAAGCGGCCATAGCAGTCTTTCGTCATGGGCATCAGTAATTTCCCGGAGGTACGGTAGTTCCGAACTTTATGTAGCTGAGTTCGTTCACTATTTCGACAAGACCTTCGTTGAGGTCCATTTCAAGTATTTTATGGACCCATGCAGTCCGTTTTTTCTCTTTTTCTTCATTCCAATCGACCCATTTAAATTGATTTGTTTCGTTCTCCGCCATGATCTTCCTTTCTTGAATGGCGCAGCCATTCATTCGCTGCGCATAAGGTAGCAATTTTGCGGAAAGAACGTCAAGCAGAAATACACATTTATTTGTGAAGAGAGAGCGAGACGGAAAAGCCGAAGTAAGTAAAATCGAAAAATGGCGGAAAAACAGGAGGGGACCTTTCCGCGCGGTCGGCGAATCGGCGCGGGGGGTGGTCCCCGCCATAGCCGGAGCCTGGAATACGGCTATGGTGACCGCTTCGCCTTTGCTTGCTCGTTCCAGGTGCGTCTCTTGCTGCTCTGTGCTCTGGCCGAGTCGGTGACGGGTGCGATTGCGCCTGCCTGCTTCGCGTAGCGGGGCCAAGGTTGCATTCGCCCTGCCTTCGCGCTGTTCCTATACCCTCGTTTTTTGCTTCGCATGGCGAGGCCGTCACGCGCGCTACAGGGCAACGCACAAGAAAATGTCCTATAGTGCTTTGCTTATCGCGTTTGGCACAATAGGTGACATGTGCCATTAAAATGTAGGACAAGGGGAAATCCAGTTGTCGAGCGTCTAAATGGCGTTTTCGGGGCTCAGAATCGCCTTAGCGGACTGGCGAATGCAGTGAAACACTGCACTCGAAAAGTGACGTAACTCGTTATGGCATAAGCAATTACGCGAATACTCCACTGCGGTCCGTCCGGTAAGGAAAAAGGGGAAAAAAGAGGGGTAGGGAGGGGTATATTATTTATATATTTTTTTTTTTTTTTTTATTATATCCCCTATCATCCTATGTAATGAGCCCTCTCAATCCCCTTACGGGACAGACCGCAGCGCACATTTTCGCTATTTCCTTCTGGCATAGATAATTACATCATTTTCCGCCTACCGTACCATGCAGCGTACTACGCTATTTCCAGGGCCTCTTTTTCTCCATTCTCTCCACCCTATCCAATACTATCGCCCCAAAACGACGTAGCGTTTGCAGCGATTGCAGCATATTGACGCTCCGCGTCAAAAAGAGAATCGCATACTGGAAACTACAATCCGCCTACAGGATATCCTCGTATGCGAAGCATACGGAAGCGAATGCAATTACCCACATAAAGCGCATCATTCGCGGAAATGGATATGACAACAGTGCATAGGCATAGCGAACAGACGAAGCAGCAAACGCGGTCACTGGCATACGAGTACGGGATAGGCGAAGCGAACCCCCCATCCCGTACCGCCCGCACAAAAAGATCACCAACTCCTAATCGCCCTTACAAGACAAACGCGCGTACACGACCCGTTCGCCAATCGACGAACCCACTCACCCCTTACCTCACCACCCAGGGAATCTAAAGCAAAATCGTTTTTATGTCAAAATCTTGTTTAGTGCGCGAAATTGTGCAATTACATACAATTTCGCAATTTCGCATGGGAAAAATTGACACACTCGATTGCTCTAACCATTTTGGAGCTTTTCGCCATTCTCGACACAAAAGTGTGTCATTTTGACACAGCAAGGTGTATCAGAAAGGCTCAATGAGTCATTTTGACACAGCAGAGTGGGTCAATATGATACAGAAAAATAAATTACGAAAACTGGAAAAAAATTGCTGCAGGCGCGCTCGAAATGTGCGATATTCTAATCAGACGCGCGATCGAAGACGCGCGAAATACAAATTGAAAGGGGATATCATGAAAACAATCACGGTTATCGAACGGGAAAACAACGTTTCCGGAAAATCCAGGCACGGGACGATATATCCCATGTTCTCGTCATGGGCACGCTATGACGTACTTATGCATCGTGATAGCGAGAACGTCGAGCGAGAAATATGCCGTAAAGTCACGATCGAGGATGGTCAATTTACGCTTGCATCCAGGCGAAAAGGATATACAGGACAACATACTGACTTGTTTTATGATGAACAGCTGACGGCGCCGTGTAACTACGTTGAGGTAACGAACGTTACATGCTTGTACGGGCGGATATACTCTCGTAATGCATATGGCGGACGTCTCGTGTATTTTCGCCTCGACTGTATCAACGGTACTACCCAATTCAAGCGCGGGAACAAGTGGTACAATTTCCATCCCGCGAACTATATCGATTAACGCGCTGTCGTGGTGTTTGTCCGGGTTCGACTCCTGGACAGCGCATACGCCATGTGTTATGCATGGCACGAAAGGAAGGTGCATTATGAAACTATCGAAAACGGATCAAAAGGTACTTGATGTAATTGACCGGAAATTGCCATTTTCCGTGCTCATGATTTCCGGGTCAAGACTCGTATACAAACACGGCGTAAGACGATCGATCGAACAGTTAAAAACGCTCGGAGTAATCTACAAGGACGAAAAAGCAATATTACATCGAACATCGGACCTTGTAGAATTATATGTAGGATTAGGTAACTAACGAAAGGAAGATCACTATGAAAAGGAAACCGCTACTTAATTCAAACGCCGTGCGTTTGTGGTGTCAATGGCACGACATGGACACGGCGTCGCTCTACGACGCAATTGGGGATGATCCGTCACTCGTGACACGGATCGAGCGATTCGCGAACGGACTACGGCTACTCAAGCCGTCGATGATGAGGAGATAACAGTATGAAGAAAGTGGAGTGTGTATATCTGAAGAAGATCGTAGATAAATATGTGGACACGTCGTACCTTGGCGAGTATACGAACAAAGCCGAACAAGGCAATTGCTGTAGACGAAACGCAAAAAGTGGCGAATACAAATATTTTCATCCCGCAAATCCTGAAACACGCTGGCAGGATTTCAGGCGCATGGAAGCACTCAACAACGGCGAATGGTGTTACATGGAGGTATGCGCTATTGCCAATGTAGCAATTAGTGCAGATGGATGTACATGGACAACACAACATATTGAGCATAGCGTATCCGGAATTGAAAGCGATTCTTCGAAAGAATATTTTCAAGAAGTGGCACAAGAGGAACTTCAGGAGTTGAAACGGACGTTGATTGAATTGGGATTCGGGCTCGAAGATAGTGACGCGCTTCCACCTGATATCGTGTCCATGTTCAATAATGTGGAATGGAGAGAATGAGCAATTACAAGGCTACATTCTTTGTGAGTGTAGCCGGGCGATTGCTTAGCAATTGGCATCTTCTCGCAGACAGAAAGGAAGACACAATATGATAACGAATGCATCACAAGGCACGCTTTATAAAGCCCTTGATATCGTAAACGAACGATACGGCGGAAATATTCGCATAAAGGAACTGACGTATCTTTCACCGAAGCGGATACAATTTACTTTGAGCGTTCATAACTCGCGCAATTCAGGCGCACGCCGAAGCCGCATAGGAAGAAGGATAGCAGCAGCGTGCTATCACGTCCACGGCCATTTTTTCGATGCACTGTTCTCAATCGAACCGGAAGCATACGTGCGCGTATCGCGACACGGGAACCAGAAGATAACGAAGCAGGCCGGGAATTGGCAGGATTTCAACATCGGCTCTATCATGCGCCCATTCATGGCGTCGGAAGCGTGCGAATGTATTTAACCGTCCGCGTATGCGGATGGCCGAGAATTCAATATGGTGTAAAAACTGACTGCAAGACGGCAGAATTGTTCGAACAGCGGCAAATACAGTATAAGAAAGTGCTTTATCTTTGTGAGAAAGGAAGGAATCAATGTTTGCCTATTATTTATGTAAATATGGAAAAGGTAAGAAGCTTATTCCTATTGCGTGTATAGAATTGGATAAGCATTTAAAAGATGTGTTCGGGGTACAGTACAAAAAATTAAAGGTGCAATTTCATTCGCTTATGGTAGTAGTTAAAGTAAAATAAGAGGTGCACTCCGACCGTGGCTATCGAATTGGCGAGCCCGGAGCGTATATTACCTTGCACCCAGGGATAAGGGAAGAAAGGGACATTGAATGTTAATACCGACGATACCAGAGGGACAACAGCTTGTATTGGGACTTAAGGCGATTCACCGCATAATGACGGGCGTAGAGCAAATCATCATCCGCAATACATCGGACCCCGAGTACTGTGAAACAGTCGTTAGATTCGAAGGAATAGTCTTCTATGATGTCGCACGTGTTAGACGAGAAGAACTGTACAAAGATCAAAGTGACTTGTCTATCGCAATTCTATGTCTTCGTGCGCTACAAGACAAGAAAGACCAAACGGATGAGGTGCTTATCGCTGCTGCTGCTAAGGCAGAGCGAGAAGCAACGCCATTGGCATAGGTATATACAAAGGAAAGGAGGTAGTAAAAGTGGAAATGGGGCTTTTCATAACGCTCGGGAATGAAACGATGCAAACGTGGGAAGACGTCAAGGAAGCAGTCGAGCGCGGACTGAAGTCGTGCGAAGGGGAAGTGTCGGACACGTTCGGAAGTCACATGTTGCGCGACACGAACGGAAACAACGTTGGACTTTTCTGGATCACGGATGCACCTACGACGAAGCAGGCGAAGAAGGACGTGTCGCTCGTCATGGTGATGAACCGGCACGACTTTGCGACGGCGCCGTGCCACGTATGCGGTAACACTCATCCAGGAGCAAGAGTAACGGCGCAGACCACAACGAACGAAGAAATAACCCTCTGTCGAGGGTGCTATGACGAAATCAGAAGAAAGGACGAAGAAAGATGAAGTACAGGGAATTACAAAATGGGGAAATGATACCACATGGCGCGGAAGCCCTCATACAGGTAATCAACCGCCCGTTCCTCGAATCCGAAATCAAGAAGAGACCGGAAATTTTGCTACTTGTCGCCCTTACTGGTTCCTCGATTGACAAAGCGTTTGAGGAAATACCCCTCTTTCGCCTGTCGCCGAAGACACAAGAGGAAGAAAGCGAAGCACTCGACCGTAAAGGCGGAGTCTGGACGAAGGCGAAGTATCACTACGGAAAGATCGTAGGAAAAGATACGATCGGAGACACGGGACGTCCTCTCATCTTCCGCGTAGAAGTGGTCGAGGCAAAAGAGGCGACCGAAGAAAGGGAAGGAAGATGCGAATCCCCGCAGGCTTGATCGAATGGACATGCACTTGTGGCAATGTCAACACGGCGAAGCAAGGTGCATGTGTGAAGTGCGGGCGCCTGCTTCCTGAAGCTGCTCGCATCTTTCGCACTGGTCGCGTACTCACGCCGGAAGAAGAGAACTTCTATAAACGTGACGTGCCTGTCATCATCGGAGAATTGCGACAGTGTAATGAACTGTTGCGGAAAATAGCAAAGAAGGAGGAATAAGACGTGAAGTTCAAAGAAGCAAAAGCGAAACTGGCGAAGATCGCGGACGGCAAATATCACTCTCTGGAGTATTCTATCACGAACTTCAAGAGTGTAGGTAGAAGGACAGAGCGAACGGAAAGGGCGGAATGTGGCGTCTACATCGACGGTGTGTCCTGGTCATTCGGCCCTACATGGGAAGCAGCATTCAAGAAGCTCGATCGGCAATTACGTGGATTGCCTGAAGTAAATGAAGAAGAACAGCCGGATTGACGACGAGGTAGAGAAACAGAAGGGGGCGATAAAGGCCCCCTTTTTTATTGCGCTGTTACTCTGCTACTGTCCATCAAGTTCCGGCCTGAAGTAGGCCGAGCGAATGTAGTCTTTCCACAGACGACCGCCGATGAATGCGAACGTGAGCAGGACGATTGCGCCGATCGTAGTGGCAAAGATCGGAACGATTGCCGTTGCACCTTCCGCGCCTATGACGAAGAGCGTGATGAGGAAGAGGGCGACGACGAGGATGAGTCCGACGATGTAGGCGATTGCCTTTTTCGAGATCGTTTTGATTGTTGACATGGCTTTGTACCTCCTTTCTGTTTGATTTTGCGCGGTGTAACGCCATTTTCGTAGAGGAAGGCGAGATATTCGTCACCGTAGGCAGCAACGATCGCCATCTCTACCGCGTATACCCACTGCTTGATGTAACGACGGACGAAGCCGGAGAGTGAGCGAAAGGATTCCTTCTTCTGTACCGTACGGAAGAAATGCTCTGCCTCTCCTGCATTACTTGGGTGGTTCATCAAGCGCAATAGAATCGTAAAGTGTTTGAACAGGTTCCTTTCCAACGTTAGATTCGTTCTGTGCGTCGAAGGGAGACGTTCCCGTTTCTTTGGCATTCTGGGCCTCCTTTTTTGCTTTTTCATGCGCCTCTATACCTGGAAGTAGGCGCTCAAGATCGTCGTCCGCCCTCTGTTGTGCCATATAGCACGTAAGGCATATGGCCCCTTGTGTCGTGTGTGCACCGATCGTGAGCGCGATAGGGCGGGAATGGCGTTCCAGCACGAGCCGGTTGCATACGAGACAACGAACACGTTTCATCGTTTCCATTATTGCTCCTTTGCTTTGCTAAGGGCGTATGCCTTCCAGCAATCATCGCATTCGTCTTTAACATTGGGCCAATTACACGGTTCTACTACGAAATCGGGACATACATCAGCATTCCCTACGGCATGTGCCAAGGCTGTAACTACTTTTTCAAGCTGCGCAATTCGTTCGTCCTTCGCCGCGAGTTCGCCACAGGTAGCTGCAAATGCAGCACGCGCTTTCGCATTTCCCCATATTATTTCTTCGTCATGAGGAATTGTCCAAGCATCTGTTGTACTATCTACAAAATGACGTTCCGTCTGCAAGACCGCGAGTTCGGCACGGGCGGCTTTTGCTTTGCCTACCGCTGGAACATTCGTAAACTCGCCATCTGCGGTAAGCGTCGCAACATATTCGTGGATGACTTCCTCGATCGCTCCGTCCTCTACCAGTATGGTGAGTGAGTCGAAAATACGCTCAAGGTCGTTCATTCGTACATACTCACCTTCGTACTGTAACGCCTTCGTCAGCGCGTCGAGCGGAATGTATTTCTTGCTCTGTTCACTCATCTTATTCTCCTTTTACTATTGTATAACTCTTCCCTGGTCGTATCCCTGTCGATACGTGGTCTATCGTGACTTCGCCAGTTTCCCTCATCATCTGCTCGATCACATCGATGTCCTTTATCCCGTTCGGAAGTTGGCGCGAGAAGCGACGGGTCACCTCCCAGCGTGGAAGAGCTCCACCCCTTGCCGTGATGAAGGCGAGGATACGATGGTAGAGATCGCCGAGGCGCGTCATGCCAACGTACTTGAAGGCGGAGAAGGCACGGTCCTGCGTCCAATTGATAATGTCATATGCCTGCCGGATCGTTGTGTAGTCCACGACTTGTGCGTAGTGTGAGGCGGCGAGGATGATTGAGAGCTTCAGAATCAAGTCCTGTTTTCGTTCCATGAAGCCGGTGAGGTTCTCATCCACTACTTCGTTGCTCTTCGTGTGATACCAGTCCACGTACCAGTCGTGCGCTTCTGGAGTGAGACGAATGCGGCCCTGCGTCGTGGAGTAGATGTGTGGCAGTTTATTGCGTAGTGCCTGTGCCTTCTCGCTCATTTTATATTCCGTCATGGTGATCTTCCGGTCCGTCTCGTCCTTCACGACGAAGACGAAGCGAGACATGAAACCGCCGCCAAAGGCATCAGCAGGAAGCGCCGATGCGAGCCAATCTGGAGTCGAGGCACCGAGAAAGGAGACGGCGATGTTCGTGAGGCGAATCGCTTTCTTCGTCTTTGTGACGTAGGAAAAGTCGTCGAGGCAGTCGAAGAGAGAGGTGAGGATCGTAATCATATCCTGGTTGTATGTTGCCTTATTCAGGAAGACACTCAACTCACTCGCCTTGATGAAACCACAACAGTCGAAACGAGCAACGCGATTCTTCTTTCCGGTGCCGACGTTTTCCGTACCGTACATGAGCGATTCGAGAAGTCCTTCCGGGGTCGTCTTATCTGCGATAATGTTGACCCACTGGGAACCCTGAAGGAGGCTCGTTCCCATATTCATACAGGTCGATTTCCTGCACTTTCCCGTAGGTGCGATGAGCGCAACGAAGATGTTCGGGTAGACATAGTAGGCGCCTTTATCAATCCACGCACGGCGTCCGAGCACGGCACTGATGATCGATGCGGCAGTCCAAAAGTGGAAGGAGCCGGGGGATTCTTGAAGTTTCGTGTATTCCATGTAGTCGGCAATCCAACCGGAGATGGGAAGAAGTGCTGCGAATGCCGTTTCCTCTACGTGGGAACGTACAAAACGGAAATTATCTTGCTGCGGCATCCTGTTGTCCTCTTTCCTTGGAGATTTTTCTTGAGTTATCGCATAGTGGATCATTACAATAATAAGTACCACATCCACACCCTTGCTTCTCTTCCACAAAATCTGCTCTATCTATGATGGGATTTTCCATTCCTTCTATAATAGGAGCATGCGGCGCTTTTCCGTAGAATGGAAATATTTCAGGATATACTCTACAAAACGGGCATAACATTTCATTGCTCCTTTGGTGGGAACTTTATCTTGCGACCGAGAATTGTCTGTACGACTTTCTTGTTCTCGATCTTCTGCTTTTTAATCAATCGCTTCGTATACCAGTTCTTAACCATGCGGAAGACTTGCCGAACGCCGGTCCACATGGCAATTGCAAAAGAAAATCCTATGCCAATGGAGGAACAGCAAATCGTGACGACGGTGGGGCGAACGTAATTGAGGCGTTCGAGACTCGGTGTTGATTCGATAAATATGAAAAGCCACCAAAGCGCAGCAAAAGTTAGTACGAAAAAACAGAAAGAAAGAACTGTATCTTTCATTTCTTTGGTCCTTCTATGAGTTCCACGATGGCGTTAACAAGCTTGTCTGTTGATGTGCACGACAATCCCCATGCATGTATCAATTTGCGTAATTCATTTCTATCTATCGGCTTTCGCAAGGTCTCTGGTGGTCCGTTATCATTTATGTAGCTCGGGCAATCAATAACTGCCACGACATATCCGCTGCACTCCGCACCTTTTCGTAGACAACTCGGGCACAGACTCCTTTTGTGCAAATCCAATAACTGCTTCCGCAGGGCCACGAGTTCGGCCTTCATGGCTGCATATTCGGCGCGAGCTATTTTGTTGCTACAGCCTGGGCAAATCAGTCGCTTTTCCTCACCATTAAACTCACAATTTGCACAATTCTCTACAATAACCTCCTCGATCGCCCCATCCTCTACCGGCACGGCGATCGAGTCGAGCTTTTCTCGAATACCTTTTTGCCATCCTTCACCAAACAGGTCATTATGCACCAAGATAGCCGCTTCGAGTTCTACGTACTTCTTTTCGCTCATGGTATTTGCTCCTTAATCTTTTGCTCGAGGTCGGCAACATCAGCTATAGTTTTCATAACAATCTCTGATGCTGATTCTATTTTTATTACCGCCGACGAGTGTGGGCCATTAAGTTGCAACCAGTATCCGTCATCTTTCTTCACTATCTCGATCGCCCCATCCTCTACCGGCACGGCGATCGAGTCGAGGGCTTTCATGGCGTCATCGAAGTCCATTACAAAGCCAACGCCCTCTGCATAATAATACTGAGCCTTAATCGCTTTCTTTGCCGCTTCGAGCGGGATCATTTTGTTCATGGTGTTTGTTCCTTAATCTTTCGCTTTGCATGGGCAATAAATTGCCGGATAGTTGCTTCTTTTCCGGGCGTGTTATCGTCATCATTAGGCACCCAATGATAGAGATCTTCGGCTAGTATTCGTAATTCCTTTTCGTGGCTAATCTTGAGGTCTGCAATCGCTGCTTGCAGTTCATCGTGCATGGCGTTGCCTAATCCTACATAGTATTCAGCATTACAATGCTCGCTGCACATTTCAGGTAACTCGGTTTCTCTTTTCCACTTCTCTACCGCACTCGGTTCCTCCGGGTCGAACTGCATACCAGCGGATTCGAGGGCGTCGAGAACGTCATGGATGTTTTCCGGCTCAATGCATCTGCCGCCATGAAAAGTACTTTCTTTATTATCTATAGCCCGAAAAGCTTCACTTCGCTTCATGTCACCTTCTCTTTCTTTCGTTCATTGCTTTGAATACACTTTTCGCATGTCTCTTGTAGTTGTGTATTTTCAGTCTGATCCATTCTATAATATATCCAGTAGTTAATTCTTTCAGGGGTAATCCAAAAAATTCAATTTTCATATCACAAGTGCCTTTTTCTTGTCATAATATTTTTTATTTGCATATCGTTTTGTTTCGGTTGTCCATTTTTTGAAAGATATTCTTTTTGCACAAATGATGAAAATACTTTTTTTCACATCTTTTCTACTTGCTCCTACTGCAATAGCAAGATTGGGAAAACCTCTTTGAACCATCACAAAACATTTATTTCCTTTTTTTAAATAAAGTTCCTGATAAAAAGCGAGTCTATAAGCCGTGAATAGATCATTTGCCTTCTCTTTGCCATTCATTCTACGAATATATGGCTTATACTTTTTATAATTTTTCATACCGCGTCCTTTCCTCCTCCGTTCGCCGATTGCGTTCGATCTCCTTCTCGTCCGGCCCCTTCCAGGTTTTCTCGGCGAATGTCGAAATGGGCCGCGATCCATGCACGATGCACGCGACGCCGGGGACATAATCGCGCTGCATTACATCCTCTATTTCACTTTCCATAGTCGATTCGAGCTTTTTTGCTTCTTCGTCGGTTAACACTGATCTGTCACAATGGTCACAGTCGCCGTAGGTCACCGTACACACTGCATTATCATATGCACATGTTGGCCTTTCGAGTGCTTGTGCCGATTGTTCGACGGGCGTTTCTTGAGGATGAGAAGCATAGTAGAGGTCGTATTTGTTGTCGTAGCCTATTCGATAGACATCTTTGTACTTTTCCACATCCCATAATACATAGCACCAGCCATCTTCGCTATCTAGTTTTACAATCGTTCCTGGTTTATTACCGTCCTGATTACCCCATCCCCAATCTCTACCCCTTACCACGCGAGCGCCGATGTCACATGTCGTGACCATGCGTGGCTCTTCATAGGGCTCGAAATCAGAAATACGGCAAAAATGATCATTCTCGTTGCGGAAAATAGAATTCTCTATCTTTGTACAATTAGTAATTTCACCTACCTTAACAAGCAGATTATCATCTGGGCTACCCGTACTATTCCTAACCCTTATGTACTGCTTTCCTATTACCATATCTTCGCGTTTCATGATTCCTATGTCACATGTAGTGACCATACGCGGTTCTTCGTAGGGCTCGAAATCGATTGTCATTAGTATACAGGTTAAAGCTTCCTCGGCTATGAATCCAGTAAGTCTGGTTTCTTTGCATGTGACGATCTGCCCGATTTTTACAGTAAGGAAGCTATCAGGACCTTGTGTACTATTTCGTATTCGTACGTACTTACCGCCGATTTTCATATCCTCGCGTTTCATGCTTGATCTCCTTCGTATACTGCACGGAAGTGAGCAAATTCCCATTCTGATTTATAATTCTGTGATGACTTGACTTCGATCTTTATTTGTTCCTCGGGAATATTCATATTCGTTAATCTATCAATTTCGGCTTTAACAAGGCGTTTTATATCGGCCCGCGATAGTTCAATTCTCACTTGCATTTTGTTTCTCCTTTGAAGTCGTAAGACTTCAGTGTGGCAAGAGTCTTACCTGTTTTAATATCCACGTTTAACTGGAACGTGTGTCCATCTGGTGCGACGATCGCTTCTTCCATGACGGATTTGATGACCGGTACGATTTCGTGGACGCGCTCGTCTGCTACTTCGAAATACACAGCGTCGTAGAGGGGCATCAGCAATTTATCCTCTCGAAGGTCGAACTCACGGTCGAAGATCGCGATCTTTCTGTTCATCATGTCCGCTACCGTGGATTGAATGGGGAAGTTGTAGCCTTCGCGGAGGTTCTCCTTCGTCACGTTTCCGACGAAGAAGCGAAGACGGCCGAAGGGATTACGAAGGCGATGCGTCGTCTCTATTTCTTTCTTAACGTTGTCGCGGTAGACGAACATGTTTGGATGCTTCGTCTTGTAGTTTTGGATCATTCGTTCTACAGACAACATTGTGAGCAATTCCCTCGGTGCCACCTTAACGATTTCCGCTCCTTCGCTTCCGTAGATGAATCCAAAATTAAAGTTTTTTGCAAATGTACGATAAGAATCGTTGTATAGAGTACCCAAGAGTGCATTTCCGCTTAATACATGTACATCTTCGTTTTTTCTAAAGCAAAGTAACCACTCTTCATCGTCAGATAGAATTGCAAATACGTTGAGTTCTGCCTGCGACCAGTCTGCTTCGATAAAGGTACGACCAAGAGGTGCGACGTAAATTGACTTGATGTATTGCCGTGCGTCGCCTCGACGTTTCGACGGCAGATTTAGTACGTTTGGGTTGACGGACGAAGGACGGCCCGTGATGACAGCAAGTTTGAAGTGCGGATGGATTCGTCCGTCCGGGAAGATGTCGGGATTAGCGTACGTGGAGTGTAGCTGCTCGACGTTGTTGTACTCCAGCAATTTACGGACGAAGGTGTTGTCGGGATAGCGAACGGAGAGACGGTTGAGGACGTCCTTCGCGACGCTCTTCGCTCCGCCTTTTGTGTGCACATCACTTCGCAGTTTCATCTGCTTGAACAATACCTCGCTCAATTGCTTCGTGCTATTCGGGTTGAGTGCGAGCGCGCCGGAGATTTCCTGGAGTTCCTTCGTCAACGCACGTTTCTCACCGAGCAATTTCGCTGCGACGGTCTTCTGCGCGTCGCGGTCGATGGGAAGGCCGTTGAGAGACATCTGCGCGTAGGGAAGAAGTGTTCCCATAACGCCTTCGAAGACGCCACGGACGCCGTTGTCGTCGATATCGCGATCGAGACCCGGCTTGATGTGGAAAAGGACCGTCGTATCGCGGCAGTTGTAACGGCGATACTCATCGTCGGAGAGTCCTTTAAGCGTCTTCCAGGGTGGATAATCCGTAAAGAGAGAGGCGATCGTCTGTAGATCGTGGCGAATCGGGTGATAGCAGAGGAAGTGCCCTATCATCGTGTCGTACACCGGTCCTACGATTGAGAGGCCGTGATTAAGAGAAATGCGGAAGTCGAAGAGCAGATTTTGACCGAGTTTTAGAATGTTTGGGTGCGTGAGAACACAGTAAACGGCACGGAAAGCACGAGCAGCTTCCGTTTTGGTTTTCCAGTAGAGATTTCCCGATTGCGTGATGAAAGGAATGGCGATCGCCTCTATTCCGTTCTTTGCGATGCCGATGATCTTGATCGGTTGTCGCAGTTCGTGATCATCCTCGAACGTCTCGATATCGTAGGCGGCAGGAAGTAAAGTCGAAGAAGTATCTGCGGCATCGCAAATGGAGCGACAGAAATCCTCTACTTCTTCTATAGTAGGGAAGATGATGAAACGTTCTTCTCGTCCCGGCAGTTTTCCTACCTTACCCACGGCAAGGGCTTTACGTAAGTCACTCTGGACGAGAATCCAGTCCTCGAATTGACGCATGATGGCGGCAGGATGCAGCGTGGGAACGATGGGGATGCCGTGGAAGTCGAA